ATCTTTGTAGAGCAGTTTCCAACTTGTGCCGAAGCACTTGGAGGTTTAGATGTAGATTGGGTATTGTAATGTAGTGAATGTATAAATAGATATAGTGTATGTTATATCTATGAAAGCAATAACACTTAATGAGGGACAAAAATTTAATAGGTGGGAAGTTATAAGTTCTTCCCCCACAATTCAATATTTTGGAACAAGTAATCGTCCTGTTAGATGTTTTCTATGTAAATGTGAATGTGGAGTAGAAAAATTAGTTAGAGGTGATTATCTAACAAGAGGAACAAGTAAAAGTTGTGGTTGTCTTAGATCTGATAGAGCTAAGGAAACTGGAAGAAAACAAAAAACAATAGAATCTTACCACAATAAAATTTATGGTGATTGTAAAAGATCTGCTAAACACAGAGGAAAGGAGTGGTCTTTAACAAAAAAAGAACATTTTGACATTATTACAAAATCCTGTTATTATTGTGGAGAACCTCCAATTTTAAGAGAAAGTAATGTTGGTATTCCATTCTCACATTGGGGGATAGACAGACAAGATAACAGTGTTGGGTATACTTCTAACAATTCGGTATCTTGTTGCCACATATGTAATACTATGAAAATGGATTTATCTCTAAATAAATTTTCTGAACACATAAAAAAACTCTCTAAAAGATCTTTAGAGTGGGTCTAAATATTTTTGTATTGAATTCTTAACAATGCCCACATATCCTATAGTAAATAAAAAAACTGGTGAACAAAAAGAAGTGACTATGAGTTACACTGTTTGGGATCAATGGAAAGAAGATAACCCGGATTGGACACGAGATTGGTCTGATCCATCTACTGCACCAATGGCAACTGAAGTTGGTGATTGGAGAAATAAACTTAAAACGAAGTATCCTGGGTGGAATGATGTTCTTCATAAAGCATCTAAAATGCCAGGCGCAAATGTAAAAAAATTAGGTTAACATGACAAGAAGAAAAAGAGCGTCTGCAGAGCAACCAATTGGGGTTGGACTCACCACAAAGCAGATGAAGAGGAAGAAACCTCTTAGCCAAGAATATCTAGTTGATATTGGACCACTTACAGAAAATCAAAAAGTTTTATTTGAGTCTTACAAGAAAGGAAAACATTTAGTTGCTTATGGTTGCGCGGGCACAGGTAAAACTTTCATCACACTTTACAATGCACTGATGGATGTTCTTTCAGAGAATACTCCATATGAAAAAATTTATCTTGTAAGATCTCTTGTTGCTACCAGAGAAATTGGGTTTCTCCCTGGCGACCATGAAGATAAGGCAGATATTTACCAAATTCCTTATAAGAATATGGTAAAGTATATGTTTCAAATGCCATCCGATGCTGACTTCGAGATGCTGTATGGCAATCTTAAATCTCAAGAAACTATTAAATTCTGGAGTACATCATTCCTTCGTGGCACCACACTTGATAATGCTATTGTAATTGTTGATGAGTTTCAGAATCTTAATTTTCATGAATTAGATTCTATTATTACTCGTGTCGGCGAAAATACTAAAATTTGTTTTTGTGGAGATGCAAGACAGTCTGATTTGACAAAGACCAATGATAAAAACGGTATTATTGACTTTATGAATATCTTGCGTAAAATGACATCATTTGATATAATTGAATTTGGAATCGAAGATATTGTTCGTTCCGGTCTTGTCAAAGAATATCTTACAGCAAAAATTGATGCAGGTTTTTAATGTTTAATCATATTGATTTGAATCTTCCATCTCTCGACAGAGAAACTATTGATGGAGTTCGTTATTATAAAGTACCAAATCAAGAAGATCTTATTCGACTGGTCTCCATTACTTCGGTGACCAGTCATTTTAATAAGGAAATCTTTGTAAAGTGGCGCAAAAAAGTTGGTGAAGAAGAGGCAAATCGGATTACCAAGGCTGCTACAAGTCGTGGTACTGATATGCACACTCTTGTTGAGCATCATCTTAAAAATGAGGATTTACCAAAAGTTCAACCGATTTCAGATTTTCTTTTTAAAATCTCCAAATCAACACTTAACAATATAAATAATATTCATGCTTTAGAAAGTTCCCTATATAGTAAGGAACTTGGTATTGCTGGGACTGTTGATTGTATTGCCGAATATAACGGTGAGTTAGCGATAATCGACTTTAAGACATCTGCGAAACCAAAACCAGAAGACTGGATCGAACACTATTTCGTTCAATGTATGGCATATGGTTGTATGCTTTACGAAATGACCGGTATTATGGTCAAAAAACTTGTGATCATCATGGCATGTGAAAATGGAGAATGCGTCGTTTATGAACAAAGAGACAAAGCAAAGTACATCAAACTTCTCGACAAATATATTAGAAAGTTTGTTGGAGATAAACTGGAACAATATGGAACCAAACAAGGAACTGGAACAAGCGATAGAGAAGAAGTTTCTAACGCCGTCTAGGTTTGCCCTAGAGATTGAAAAAATCGTTGCCGAAGAAAAACTCAATTATATTGATGCTATTTGTCACTATTGCGAAATCAATCAGATTGAGGTAGAATCGGTTACTAAGTTAGTATCAAAACCACTCAAAGAAAAATTGAAGTGGGATGCGACTCAACTTAATTTTATGAAAAAAACTTCAAGGGCAAAACTTCCTCTATGATCGTGACACCATTTGAAACTTATCAACATTATTTGTCACTCAAAAATCATTTTACAAATCCAAAATACGATTTCTTTAAATACGGAGCAAAAACTAGGGCAAGTGTGGCGTCATTTAACAAACGACGCGACAAATACTGGTTTGAGAAGACTTCTCGTAAGTATTCTGATAAAGAAATCGTAGATTTTTTAGTATCTAATTTTGTTGCATCTACTAACCCAGAAAACTTATGGATTGGAGAAATTATCAATTCTGGCGAAAGAAACTACGCCGAGTGGATGAAACGACAGCAGAGTTTGAGTTACTTGTACAAAGAACAAATGCAAGAATTCTTCTCGGAAAACAAATTAGAGGATGCCTTCAATTGTTCCAAAGGACATCCACTAATACTCAAAAAGTTCCTTGGTGGAGAAATATCCATTGAGACCTTATTAATCTGTGAGAAGATATTTTGTTTTAGAGAAAGGTTTAATAAAAAACTTCTGGACCCTGTGTGGGAGTGTGTTTCCTTAAAGATTAAAAAATATTCACCGTTTCTTCAAGTAGATATTTTTAAATATAAAAAAATACTCAAAGAAATAATTTTATAATTGGCGGGCAGCAAAGTCGGGTAGGGGTATTTGACTTGCGTAAGTCCCGCCTTTACAATATAAATAATATTACCCCTACTAAAAGAATATGTTAAATGTATCAGGTATTAACAGTGCCCTTAATATTGACGGACCTAATTTTATAGAAGACATATCAATTACAGATTCTGAAAAATTTCCATCTAGAGAAGTTCAAAAAGAACAATCTCGTCAAAAATGGAGAGAAAAAAATCCAGATTATGAAAAGAAAAGATGGGCAAAAGGATTAACCGAAGAACAAATTTTAGCTAGACGAGATAGAGAAAAGAAGCGGTATTGGGAAAATAAAAAAGATAGGGAAACCCGTAAAAAACGGGCAAGAGAAAGAAAACAAAGGTTAAAGAACAATTCATAAATATTGATATGTTCCGTTATAAAAAGATTTTGAGGCAGATTGTAGATGAGTGATTTTTTCGAGTCAGAAATCGTCATGGAAGAACTCCGTGAGATTAATAAACTTCAAGAGGAAATCTATCTCAATATTATGAAATTTCCTCATATGAGTAAAACTGAACAAGTGGAACATGTTGATAAACTATCTACATTATTAGAAAAACAAAAAGTTATGTATGCCCGTCTGTCATTATCAGACGATCCAAAAGCAGTGGAGATGAAGAAAAATCTTCAAAAATCCATGACACTTATGGGATTTTCCCCAGACACTGACATGAACTATCTGTTTAATACTTTTGGTGCGACTATTGATTCTCTCAGAGAAAGTCTTGACACCTGAGGGCAACGCTGTTATACTATCCAAGTCGATCCAACAAACCCGACAAATCCAAAAAATCCGAGGTAATCCAAATGTCTTTTGCTGATCTTA